CCTCGGTCGGCACTCGCTTTGATAGCTTCGCTGCCTCATGGGGCCGGGCCCGGGCCCTACCTGACAGGGTGTGCCGATAATCAACCCCGAGACGGGCAGGCAGCTGTCAGGCGCCGCCAAGCGGAAGCTGGCCACGCTGCGCAACGCAGAGCAGAACACCGTCGCAGCCAGGGCGCTCGACGGTCTTGAACCGCCGCCGCTCGCTGAGGGCGTCGATCGCTGCGAACAATGGGCTCAGTCGGTGGCGCTGCGAATCGTGGCGCTACTGTCAGAGCCCGGGCAGGACGTTCGCGCCTCTCGCATGACGGCGATCGTCAAAAAGCTGGGGCTGGCCAAACACAAGGCCCGCGTGTCCCAGAAGGCTGTGCAGGCCGCTTACCTGCGCGACATGCCGCACGACGGCGATCCGAATGGCTGGCGAGCGACCGTGATGGCCGATGCACCGCCGGTCGGCAACACGCAGGCCGGGCCGTGCTGGGCGTTCAATGGGCTCTGTCGGCTGCTTTACGAGTTGGCGACGCTGACCGGCGCCGCAGTGCTCGACCCAGCCCTGGCTCGGCGCATGGAAGCTCTATACGCCGTGCTTTCCGTCGAGTGCAACCGAACCCATCGAGGAGAAGAGTGAATGAGCTACGGCCGAATAGGACTACTGGCCGCTATGGCCATGATGAGCATGGGTGCCGCGCTGACGCTGCGCCGCGGGCCCGTTATGCCTCACGTTCCCTTGCCGCCGCCAAGCCAGCGGTTTGCCGACGATAGCGACGTGCCTGGCTACCTGCGCAGACCGCGATCGCAGGCCAAGCAGCGGCTGATTCGCCGCCGCCGGGGCAGCCGATGACGCGAATCAGTGACCTGCCGCCTGGTGTCTTGTGCCGTGTGCTCGTTCCCTTTGGCGGCTTTCAGGCGGGTGACCTTCTGCGAACGACCGACATCCCGTGCCCCTGGCCGAATCGCCGAGTTGTGGAATACGACATGCCGCACCTAAACCGCGAACTCTGGCAGACAGGGCTTACTTCTGTCGGGGATAGCATGCCTGCGGATGTTGTGCTGCGGTAGCCCATGCCAGCCCTGGGCATTGAACGCGAGCTAGACAAAGACCTGGCAGCGCTGCATCCCCGCAGCCGCTATCAGGATCTGGCGATCTGGCTGCGGCGTCTGACGATTGAGAGCCCCGGGCCGATCCCTGATGACACGCTCCTGCAGTCGGCCGACGGCGTCACACTGAGGGTGCGCACGACCGAGGGCGCCGTCATCGCGGCCAGCCTGCCACCAGGAGCGAGTGCAGCGCTGCAGGATGGCGCCGCGCTGACCTGGGAGGGCGGCCAGGCGCAGCTGCGCGTCGAAGTGGTCGCGCGGTTTGGTGGAATCTGGGACCACAAGGAAAGCCGCTTTATCCCAGGCGAGCCCAAGCAGCCGCTGATCTTCGACCTGCAGGAAAGCCAGATCGCCTTCACCCGCTGGTTTGCGCAGCGCTGGCGGGGCATGAAGGGCGGCAGCTACCACCCGAAGAACTGCGCCATGGTCGTCGATGACCGTGGCGGCGGCAAGACGCTGATCGTGCTGTGGTGTCTCCTGGGCGCAACGCTCGATATGCCACGCTGGCCCGACGGTGCCGAGTTCGTGCCGTGGATTGTAAGCGTCAACCACCCAGCCAGACGCGAGATCGATCGCGAGATCAGGCGCTGGTTGCCGCGCGATTGGTACGTGATCAAAGAGCATCCGCTGCACCTGCTGCACCTGATCAACGGCGGCCTGATCCCGCTCATGTCTGCCGACGACCCCGAGGACTTGCGCCAGGGCCGCGTCGATCTGCCTTGGCTGAATGAGGGCGCGAAGCTCTCAAGCGCGGCGCTCGAGAACATGATCGGCCGCACGAAAGACCGGCTGGGCTTTGCAGTCGTCGCCAGCAACCCGCCGACAGCGGACTGCCCCCGCGGCGAGTGGGTAAACGAGTTCGCGGAGAACGCACGGGACGCAGAGCTAGAACACAAGCGCAACCCCACAGTGTGGATCCGCTGTAACAGCCGGCTCAACGTGCTGCAGGACGCCGAAGCCTCCGAGGACGTGCGGGCCGTCCTCACGATGCTTAACCCCGACCGCGCGGCCGCCGACGCGGATGGCATCCTGCGCCCGGTTGGCAGCTTCGCCTATCGGCCTCCGTTTGCCCGGTCGAAGCATGTGATCCCCGTGGTTGAGACCGAGTGGGCGCAGCGAGACATTACGCGCGCTGTGACGCTTCGGTATGCGGGCCGGTCGTACGACTGGATCATGGGCGCCGACTACCAAGCGCGACCGGCGATGGTCTCGGCGGCCATGAAGGTTTACGGCACGATTGAGCAGCCGACGATCCTGGTTTGGTCGTCCTTTTGGATTGAGGGCGACGAAGACGACCTCTTGACGGCCATCTCCGAAGATCTCGAGTGGACGAAAGCCGTCTGCCCTGGCGCTGGCGCTCGCTTCACCCGCGAAAACACCGTCACCATCGGCGACCCGTCGGCGACTTGGCAGGACGGCAAGCACAGCGGAAAGGACACCGTCTCAGTCTACAAGGCCCGCGGCTGGCGCTGGCTGCCCCCGCAGGCACCGAAAGACCCGACGAAGAAGCCCCCGCACCCGCCGATCCATCTGCGAGTGGGCCGGATGAATGCGCTGATGGCGGAAGGCCGCTTTTTGATCGCGGACAACGCAACGAACGAACCGCTGATCGGCTCGCTGAAAAAGTGCCCAACCACGCGCCGCGGGCATGTGCTCATCCCGAAGCCCGGCCACGAAAGCACGCACCTCCCCGACGCCGTCGGCTATGCCGTTTGGTGGACGATTCCGCGCTACGCGCTCCCAGCGCGGCGGGTCGTCGCCCGCTCCGTCAAGACGTAGGGCTGCGGCGCTACCTCCCCAGGCATGAACAGCAACAGCCAAAGCCTGGCAGCAAAGCTAGTGGGCGCCGTCATGGAGCGCTGGAGCCCAAAGCGGCGAGCGGAAAAAGCGGCGCCAGGCGTCGCGGCCGAGCACATCAAGCGGCAGCAGGAAGAAGTCGCGCAGCGGTCGGCCTCGATCCCGCCGCCCACGGTTGGCGACACCGGCAAATCCTGGTCAGGCCGGGAGGTTGCCAAGGCGATCAGCGAAGAACAGCAGGCGCGCCTGGGCAGCGAAGATGCACGCCGCGGCCGGGCGTTCTCGCGCACTGGGCCGAGCCCGCGCTGGTCGGCGCAGTATCCGCGCTTTGACCTGAACCTGATCGCGACGGTTCACACGCACGTCGAGCGCAACGGCTATATGTGGGACAAGGCGGACCTCGACGCGCGGATCCTGCGTGAACATGAGGCGCTTCATCCTGCCGATCGCGCTCGCCGCATGTGGCTGTTTGCGACCTATCCCCGGCTGGTGCCAGCGAATGACAGCCGCGTGGCTCTCCTGGTGCGTCACGCCGTGGCGGCCGTCATCGATCAAATCGACGGATTCGATAGCTCGGTCGGCGAGCTGCAGATTGCCAACGCCAGCGGCCTGTCGATGGGGGAACTCATCTGGCGCGATCGGCGACTTCGGATCCCGGTCGGCCCAGGCGTCGCGGTCTCGGTCGACAGCGAAACGATTAGCTCGATCGAGAGCGTTCCCCTTCGCTCGATCGCCACCGACATCGACACCGAGATCCCCTATGTGAATCAAGGCGGCTGGGGCTGGGTCAATCCGTTCGTCGATCCCTGGCGTCAGGAACCGCTGCGCAAGGTCATCTATCACAAGACCTACGGCGACGGCGACGCGCGTATGAGGGGCTATGGGTTTTGCGCGCATCATCTGCACTGGCTGTCAAAGCTCGCCTGGGAAAAGAAGGCGTCACTTCTCGAGGTCTACGGCCTGCAGTCGGCGTATGTGCAGCCGCAAGACGACGGCGAAAACATCCGAGACGAAGACTATGAGGCCGCTGAGACGTTCATCTCCCGGCTCGGCAAAGGCTTCGGGGGCATCCTGTCGGCTCGCCTGGGCAAGGTCGAGCTCACCCCGCCGCCTGGCCAGCTCACGCCGATCCATCAGGCGATCATGGGCTACTGCAACACGGCCATGCTGCGGCTGGTGACGGGCCAGACGCTATCGCAGGAAGCGGGCGACGCAGGCAGCTACAACCTCGGGGAGACGCACGCGGACCAGCAAGAGGGCGGCCAGCGAATCGACTGCCGCATGACGTGCAACACGCTCAATGCGCAGCTGATCCGCTACATCGTCCAAGTGAACGCGCAGCGCTGGGCCGCAGCGTTCGCACCGCACAGCGAAGGCGAATCGTGCACGCCAGAAGACATCCTGGCGTCTGCGCCGCGAATCAATTGGCACGTCGGACGCAAAGAGACGCGAACCGAGCGGCTCAAGATGTTTATCGACGCGTCGCCGTTTCTCGACATCGACAGCGACCAGGTCCGCGACGAATGCGACCTGCGCGCGCCGATCGATGCGCGTATGCGCTTCGCGCAGAAAGCAGCCGAGCAGCCCCAGCCGCAGCAGCCCGCCTCAGTTGCGCCTGATGCCGCCGCGGATGGGGGGGGGCAGCCGACGCAGCAGGAAACGCCGGTGCCTCAGCTGGAGATCACCCCGAGTGACATTGCGACGATCGTTACCGTCAACGAGGCGCGCATTTCGCAGGGGCTGGGCACGCTGCGACTTGATACGGGCGCAGAGGATCCCGAGGGCAACCTCACCATTGCCGAATACAAGGCCCGCCACAGCGCCGTAGTCGCGGAAGCGTCGGCCGCATCGGAGGGCGCCGCCACCGACGGCGGCCAGCCCGCCCAGCCGGAAGCCCGGCAGCCCGACCCTACCAAGTAGGGCATGGCACGAGTTCTTAAGTACGTCAGCACCACGGGCAGCTCTGCGATCGTGGTCTCCCTGGCCCCGGAAGGTTCAACCGCGGTGAATAAGGTTGGCTTCCTGCGGCTGCGCACGTATCCCGCGGGATCGGGCAACCAGATCCTGCAGGTCAAGCTCTATTCCAAGCCCGAGAACGCGGCCAGCGATTGGGAAAGCGGCTTGAATGCCACCGCGCCGTCGTCGGGTGACAAGCTCGATAACTTCCTGCTGCTGGATGCCGCGGGCACCACGGCGGAAAAGTCGATCGAGCTCGGTCAGAACTTCGCTGGCGGTTACAGCTCCGACGTTCACCGCTCGCCGCTGGCGACGCACGTCGTGATCCAGTTCCCGACCGGCACCACCGGCCCCGACCTGCTGATCGAAGGCTACTAGGCCAGCGTAGGCAATGGAAGCTGGGCGGACATACCCCTGCGACCTTGGCAGGGCGCCGAATCCTGAGAGGGTGCGCGAGCTGGTAGCCAACACCAGCACCCCCGATCGGCACGGCACGATCTACCCACCGCGCGGCGGGAATTTCGCGAACTTTCAGCGGAACCCCGCAGTCACGTGGATGCATGCGGAGATGCAGGCGCAGAGTCGCAAGGTCGAGCCTGACGAGCTGATCGGCATGGCTGCCTATCTGCGACTCGAGCCGGGACCGACCCCAGCGGATGACCGGCTGATCTGCGGGATCGAGTTCGAAGAGAACAACCCGATCGCCCAGCGCTGCCTCGAGAAGTTCGACGCTGGCAGTCTGCGCGCAGCGTCCATCACCGCCAAGCCTGGCAAGACGCATCAGGAAAACCAAATCACTGTCGCGGATGACTGGGAGCTGTGGGCGATTTCCCTTTGCATCCTCGGCAGCAACCCCGACGCGCTCGCACTGCGGGCAGCCATTGAGGGACGGACCATGAACGAGGAACTTTTCAAGGCGCTCGGCTGTGAGAACGGCGCCGACTTTGACACCTGCCTGCAGGCGCTGATCAACAAGCTGGCCGACACGCCGGAAAAGATGCAGATGGCGCTGGGCGTCATGTCCATGAAGGCCATGGGCAGCGGCGGCGCTGCGCCGGCCGCGCCAGTGCAGGACGCGGCCCCGGCTGACCCCGCGGCCCCGGCCGAGCCCGGCTCCGATCCCGATCAGAAGGCCGCCGGCTGCGAGGATAAGCAGCCCCCCGAGATGCGCGCGGCCAAGCTCGTGATCGCTGCGCTGCAGGCCGATAACAAGGCTCTGCAGGCTGCCCAGCGCTCAGTGCAGGCGAAGACCTCCGAGCAGTATGCCGACGAGCAGATCAAGGCGGGGCACTGGCCTGCCGCCGCTCGCCAGGCGCTGATCGACGAGCACAGCAAGTCGCCCGACGTGGCCCAGCGCTCCGTCGTGATGCTGGCCGGCCACAACTTCACGCCGCGCCAGGCTTCGCTGACCGCACTGGCCCCGGGCCTCAATGCGGCCCAGCGCGCCGCCGCGCCGAATTTTGGCGCCGGTCCCGTGCGTGCTCCCGACCAGGACGCTGAGGCGAAGAAGCGCACGGCCGCGGCCGTGTCTGAAATCCGCGCCAAGGCTACGCAGCACACCGGGGGCGGAATCAAGCGCGCCCCGATGCCGGCTGTTCGCTCCTAACCCATAAGACACGAGAGACCTCACCATGGCTGCTACGACTACGAATCAGGACGCCGGCACGTTTAGCGACGGCTACGACGTCGAGCTAGACAAGCTGGCCCCCAGCGCCGATGTCCCCGCCGATACCCTGGCGGTGAATGACGGCGGGGAAGTGAAGCGCTTTACGTCGGCGCTGTACGTGGCGGGAAAGCCGCTGCTTGGCCGTGCGCACCAGCACTATGCCAACCCTTCGAGCACCGACACCAAGATGGGCCGCTTCACGTTCCGTCGCGGCTGTCCGATGCGGATCGCAACCAAAAGCGGCGACGCGCCCACCCGTTCATACGTTGGCGGGTACGTCTACGTTTCCGACAACTTCGAGATCCAAAAGACCGCCATCACTGACGGTCTGAAGGTCTTCCTGATCCAACTATCGGCCGACGAGTCGTACGGCACGATCCAGCTCCCCTAGTCGCGCAGCGACTGAGGAACACGAGGTATTCCCATGGCCGATGGCAGCAGCGGGATCATCACCCTAAATTCGATCACCGAGCTGGTGACGCAGATCAATACCGATCTGCTACTGGCACCGATTCAGAGCGAGTCGGTTATCAACGATTTTGTCTGGCGACGCAGCGGCGGCAACGTCGGGGAGACGGTCAAGTTTCCCATGCGTCTGTGGGCAAACCGTCGGAAGAAGCGGAACCTATACGAGGAGATCCCCGGCACCAAGCCGCTGATCACCTATGTGCAGGTCACCCACGATGAGTGGGCGCCTGACATGGAAACGATCCCGCGGTGGACGAACCTCACCGACCTGTATGGGATCCTAAAAGACGACGTTCTGCCGGCGATGCTTGCGCGCATCGAAGATGAGTACGCGGCCGACGTCGCCGAGCTGATCTATCGCGGCGCCTCCGAGACCACGCCGTTTGACGGGAAGGTTTTTTGGCTCTCGAGCAAGACGCACCTCGCCGCCCCTGGGCGGCCTGAGTCGCCGAAGTATAAGAACTGGCTCAAGGTCAACAGGCTTGATGCGTCGGGCATGAAGAAGGCGATCGAGCTGCTTGAGACGCAGCCCGGCCCCGACGGCAACTATAAGCGCATGCCGGGTCAGATCTACTGTCTGTGCAGCACGTACGACCAGTACGACCGCGCCATGCTGCTGTACAACGGCGAGTTCCTGCCGACCCCGGTCGGGGCCAACGCGGCGGCAACGCAGCCGAACATCGCGACGCTCAAGGGGAAGGCCGTCCCGATCTACTTCCCGCATCTGCAGGCGTATTTTACCGGCGCCAGCGGCGAGACCGGCGACGCGTGGGTGCTGGTCAAGAAGTTCGAGAAGTGGGCGCCGTTCATCCTGTCATTTGCCAATCAGGGCGAGCCTCAGATCTTCATGGAAGGCCTGAGTCTGAATGACCATTCGATGGTCATGCGCAAGCTGAAGCATATTGGCTATGTCGGCGGCTGGGGCACTGGCTTCGGCGACCCCAGCTTGGGCGTGCTCAACACCGAGACGACCTAGGCTGTGCAGCTGCCCCGGCCGCCAGCCGAACCCCGCCCGCCCGCTCCCCCGCCCCTACCTAAGCCGCTATGGCGGCCCCAATTCTCAAGGTAACGACTCGCGAAAAAGTCATCGCCCACCTGGGCGGTGAAAAGCACGTTGCCCAGATCATCCCGGACGGAAACGGGGACATCAACTATACGCTCCTCGATCAGGCGATTGAATACGCCAGCGGTGAGGTCGCGGCGCACTGCGCCAACAGCTGGCGCATCTGGACCAAGCAGCCCGACAACTTCCCCCAGTACGTCGTGCAACTGGCGACGCTCCTGGCGGTGTATTGGGTCTGGCATTTCGGCACGCAGGGGAAGGCCGTCCCTGAGCCGATCCGCCAGGAGTACACAGCGACTCTGACGAAGCTCGAGAAGATCGCAGAAGCCAGGACAGGGCTTGGCGCTGACCCCGAGCCCCCCGCCCGTCGCGGCAACCCCCTGATCGACATGTCCTGCCATCGCACGCGCGCGGCCTATCCGACTTGGGACGGCGCCGGGCCGCTGGGGCGCCGCTAGTGCTCGCCTTTGGCCTGAAATCGAAGCTCACGAGCGACATGCTCAAGGGCCTCGAGAATCGCGCGCAGAACCCGGATGGCATTTTCCGGCGATGGCTTGGCTATTTCCGACACAAGGCCCGCCAGCGCTTCGACCAGCTGGCCGGCCCGCCGCTGGCCGAATCCACCCGCAAGCGATACGAACAGACCCGCACAGCGTCAGTGACGGCCGCCGGAAACGTGCGTAAGAGCTACGCGCAGAACGCAGAGCAGGCGCTACGCCGCAAGCATCGCGACAAGGCCACGGGTCAGCTGACCCCCAAGGGCCAGGCGCTGATCGCTGAGCTGCGCCGGCTGGCGGCCGGTGGCGACCCGGGGCGCTCGACGATCGACGAGTCCGAGAAAAACAGCGTCAACACGCTGCGCCGCAAGCTGCAAAAGGCTCGGGACAAGGCCAAGACCCGCCGCAACTCGGAGAAGCGTGAGCCGCGAAAGATCGACAAGCACAAACTCCTGGGTCGGCTGGTCGGCGCGCTCGAGACGAGCAAAACTCTCCTCGCAGCTGTGCTGCGCAACCGTGTCCCCTGGTCGGGCGTGCACAACGAAGGCGGGCCCGTGGGCAATCGCGCGCAGGAGCCCCAGCGGAAAACGGTCGAAATTGACCAGGACGACGCAAACGAGCTCGCCAAGATCGCGGTCGAGCAGATCCTGGGCATCGGGAGGAAGCGCTAATGCCGATCAGCATCCGCGACGAGATCACCGCCGTTGAAATGCTTTTGATGGACGTGCTCTCGCTCGCCTTTGAAAAGCGACTTCCACCGGTGGCCAACCTGGCCGCGCTGACCGCTCGCGCAGTCGTCGCGGTGCACGATGGCCAGCTGATCTACGTCACCGCAGAAAACAACCTATATCGCTGGATCGAGTATTCGACGGCCGCCGCCGACGGCGTCAATGTGATCTTGCCGAGCACGCTGGCGCCTGGCGTGACAAAGGGCCGCTGGCATCGCGTCTCGTCACTGCTGCCCTATGGCCCGAATGAAAACGCGCCGCTCAAGAGCAAGCAGACCGGGGTCTGTGACTCCGTGCTGCTCTACCGCGGCGATGAGTCTTACGAGGATTTTATCGAGCAGGTCTATGGGCATGAGCCGTCGCTGTTATTGAACTGGCAGGGCGACGATCCCAAAGGGATCAGCGCGGGCTTCCGGGGCTCGCTGTATCGCAACATGCACACGTTTACCCTGTTCATTGGGTCGCAGTGTCTGAGGCCGCATCCCGGGGCGAGCTGGGGCAGCCCGATTCCCGCTGAGGCCGCGGCCGACCCCGGAATCAACGCGTTGATTGGCCTTGTCCGCTACGTGATGGCCGGCCTGAATACCTACGTCCCCGGGATTGAGTTCGTCGAGATCGGCCCAGCAAACAAGGTGCACGAAGACCTCGACGAACGCGTGTTTATCTACTCGCAGCGGCTGACCGTCAAGACCAGCTACAGCCACGAAGACGAAGACCTGATCCCGCTACAGCTCGAGGTCAACATCAACGAATCCAACAGCGAGGGCCAGAAGACATTCGACCCTCAGAACTACGTGCTGTCGGGCCTGCAGCTGTCGTATGGGCCAGGCGGGCCGCTGGCGCAGAACGTCGTCGCGGGCGAGGCCGTCATTGCCGGCCAGCTCGTCGCGATCGACACTACCCCGCACACGTTCGCAGCCAGCAAAGAGACTTACCGCGATGTCGATGGCAGCGGCGTGATCACGTTTACCGCGGTCGATGTCGGCGCCCCAGCTCCTCCGCTCGCTTTGGGGTCGATGCGGCTAGCAAAGACGCTTACCGACGCCAGCAAGGTCGTACAGGACTTCTGGATCCCAGCCTTCAACATCTACCGAGAGGGGCCGCTCTCGGTCGTATAGCGGGCCCTACCTCCTGCGGTATGGCCCTTTCCATTGCGTACCTGCTGCCTGGAGTCCTCGTAAGTGTCGCGCTCGACGCCGAGCCGAGCACGGTGGCGCCGAACAAGCGCGGCCTGATCTTCGGCTTCGCGCCCAGCACCAGCACCAAGCCCTTTAACGTGCCCTGGCAGCCCGCGACGACGCGGGAAGTCCGAGAGGCTCACAAGGAATACGCGCACCTGACGCACGCATTCGAGGCGGCGAAAAGCCAGCTTCCCGCGGGCATCGGCGCCGAGCTCTGGGTGGTCCCGCTGGCCGAGCCCTCGAGTGGCACCGCGGCGACTCACTTTATCGAGTTCTTGGCTGCCCCGTCCGGCGGAGTGCTGGGGACGAACACCGCCGCACTGGCTCCGGACACGTGCACGATCGAGTTCCGCGGCCGGGGCGCGACGTTTGGGATCGATGTCGGCGACGACTTCGCGACCATTGCCACCAAGGGCAAGACGGCGCTCGACGCAGTCGAAGATCTGCCGGCTGTAATCACTCGGTCCGGTCAGCGGCTAATCGCTGCCGACCGACACAAGGGCGAGCACGGCAACGAGATGCCAATCAAGGTGAGCTTCGCCAGCAAGGGCGCCAGCGGCGTCGCGGCCTCGCCTGGCACGTTCACTTTTAGCGGCACGGCGACGGTCGGCGGCTCGGCCGTGATCGGCCTGGACAGCAAGAGCGTCACCGTCACGATCGGCGGCACGAATACCCCGGTACAGTCAGCCCAGGCGACCCGCACGAAGATCCGGCAAAACGGATACTGCGTTGACTGCGCGCTGCCCTCCGCTCCGGCCGACGGCGTGGTGACTCTGTTCTATCGCGACGGCGAGATCGCGCACCGGCTCACGATCTCTCTGGTCACTGTCGCCACGCAGACGGTGACCAAAGACGTCGGCACGGCAGGCGTAGGCGTTCCCGACCTTACCGACGCGCTGGGCGTGCTGGAATCGCTCCCCGCCTTCCGGGGCTGGTCGGTTTTCTGGGAAGACGTCGCGAACTGGAGCGCAACGATCTCGCACATCGAGGCCGAGGCGGAAGCGCCGACGCTCAAGCGCCAGCGCGTCTTCGCATGCCAGACCAGTCGCGGCGAGCTGCTGCGCTCTGCCAACCTGCGCGAAGCGACGACGCCGGCTCTGTCGTCGAGCCCCCGCTATAGCCTCTTTATGCAGCAGGGAAGCGCCCAGGCTGGCTTTGAGCACTCGGCCCGCTGCCTTGCCGAGTTCCTGTCGCGCGACTTCCAAGCGCCGAACCTAAACGGCGCCCGGCTCAAAACCGACGACGGCGTGCCGAATGCGATCCCGGCGATTGGTGCGCGCATGGGCCGCGACGAGCGCAACACCATGGTCCGCGACTATGGCTATGCGCCGATCGTCGTCGATGGCGGGAACTACAACGCGATCGAGGGCGCCTTTACGACCTACCGCAACCAAGGCACCCGCGACTACAAGTACCGCAAGGTCGGCGCGCTGGCCGCGGTCGACTTCATGGCCGACGACCTCACCTATGCGCTGGCCATCGATTTCAGCAGCAAGTCACTCAAGGCCAAGAGCAAGAGCCGCACGAAAGACACTGTCGATCTCGACTCAGTCAAGGGCGCCATCGCGACCCGGATGCTGTATTGGGATGAGGAGCTCGACATCTACGACGGCGCGAAGCTCTTGCTTCCCGCGGTGATGGCCTCCGTAAAGCTGCTGCCGACGCGGATCACCGCCGAGCTACCGATCAACCCTGTCGCCGATCTCGACCAGATCGATGTGACTGCGCTCGCGCAGTAAAGGACTGACGCTCCATGGCTCTCGAGCTTTCAAGCAGCATTCCGACCTGGATCAACGGCGTTCCGTGTATCCCCGTCGAGAACGTCAACATCACAAAAGGCCGCCCCACCAAGCGACGAAAGGGCGGATTTGGCTACATCGGCAAGCAGAGGGGGCAAGTCGATCCCCAGATCAAGGTCACGCTTCCGCTGCAGGCGACTCCTGATCAGTTCTTTGACCCCGTGCACGACATTCTGGACGACGACGCGCCGGATTTTCGGTTTGAGTGGGTCAAGGATGGTCGGCGCTATGCCGCCACTGGCTGCAGCATTTCGCAAGACGACGACGACACCAACAACGATGGCGATGGGAACCGCAACATCACGATCATCCCTGGCGTCGTGAGAAAGATCAGCTAATGGCGACGCTGGGCAACATCCTAAAGCGCCAGGGCGGCACTCCGCTTACGGGCCGGCCGGTCACGTTTCACCTAGTCGTGCGCGATGATGAAGCGGGCCGAGTGCAGCACAAGATCGACGCGCTGCTGATGCCTGTTGGCGAGGAAGACCGCGTGCAAGTCATCGAGGATGCGCGGGCCTTTTGCGAGAGCATCAAAAAGCCCCAGCTCGCCCCGATCGAGCGGGATTTGCGGTTTTTGGCCGCAGCGATGCGCGACCCCGAGGCGCCTGGCAATCTGCTTATTGATGGCAAGGAAGCGCTCGCCGCTCTGCGGTCAGGGCTCATCAAAGAGCAGATCATTTACCTGGGGACCCAGTACGATCTGATGCTGCAGGAACAGTATCCCGAGCTCGCCGCCGAGCCGCAGCCTGTGACCGAGCAAGAAACGGCCGCCATGCGGAAAGAGGCGATCGTTTTTTCCAAGGGCGACCCGCGCTAGCTTGGAAAGTGCTGGCCGTCGCGGATCGCCCGCAAGACTGGTTTTCCTGCCCTATCTACGACATCCGCGACACGGACATGATCCGTTGGCGCTGCTGCGTAGTGGCAGCACACGACATCACCCGAAACCCCCGAGGGTAAGCCATGGGCCAAGTGAGCGGACGAGCGGAGATCGAGGCCCGGCTTACGCACGTCGAAGAGGTCGTTTCGGGCCTGAAACAGATCGGCGGCAGCGTCGATCAAGTAGCCACCAAGGCCGGCAAGGTCGAAAGCGGCTTTAAGAAAGTCGCGGGCTCACTGGTTGACGTTGCGCGCGTGGGTCTGACAGCCGCGGGCGTTTTGCAGGCTTTCGACATTGCCAAGGGCGTCGAGCAGGTCAAGCAGCTCGACGCCAGCACCGCGCGCTGGGGCCGCTCTGCAGGCATCTCGGGCGACATCCTAAAGAAGTCGATGACCGAGATCGAGGCCCGCGCCGGAACGGGCGCTGATCGGATCACCGCGGTAGGAATTGCACTAGGCCGGGCGACCTACGACGGCAAGGCCGCGGCCGGTGCGATGGCCGACCTGGCCGACTATGCCCTGGCGACCGGCGAGAACATCGAAGACACCGGCGGCATTTTTGAAGCCATGCGCACGGGCCTGGGCGTTACGTCGAAGTTCGGCGACGAGCTGGGCCGCGTGCGCGCCATCGCCGAAGACGTCGGCACGGTCGGCGGCCCGCGCGCGCTCATCGATACCCTGGCTGGCCTTACCCCCGCACTGCGCACAGTCAGCGCTGAGAGCGACGCAGCCCGCGCCAAGCTGGAAAGCTTTATTGCCGTCATCGGCAAGGGGCGCAGCAAAGAGCAGGCGCAGGGAGTAGCCGGCGGGGCGCTGGCCATGCTGCAGGCCCGCGCGCTTGATATCGAGCGCCTGTCTGGCCAGCGCGTGCTCGACGACCAGGGCCGCGTGATGGATCCGGGCAAGCAGCTTGCATGGATCCAGGCCAACATGAAAAAGAAGTTTGGCGGCCGGAAGGATGCGATGCGCCGAGCTGCGATCAGCGAGTGGGGCGCCGAGCTCGGAACAGCGATCCTGAACTATGACGCCAACGCGGTATCGCAGGCCGCAGGCGCCACGGGGCCGGGCTTTGGCAGCGACGCCGAAGACGTGCGAGCGACCGACGAATACAAGCGCGAGCAGCGGCGAGTCAATCGCGACGCCGAACTGCGCGACAAGGCGGCCGGTCCGCTTGCAGCGGCCGGCGATGCAATCACCGAAACGCTGGGCCCGTGGGGCACGCTTGCCGCTGGGGTCCTAGGCCCAAAGGCTCTCGACTGGGTCAAGACCAAGGGGCTCAACAAACTATTCGCCAAGGGTGCAGCCAAGGCCGCAGCAGGGGCTGGCGCCGCAGCTGCGGAAGGGGGGGCAACCGCGGAGGCTGCAGCCGCTGGGGCGAGCGGCCTAGGCCTGGCCAGCGCTGCAGCGGCCAGCACTGGACTTGCCCAGCTCTACGCCGTGTCCCAGCTTGGCGAAGACCGCGACACCATGGGCGCCAAGTGGCGAAACAAGCAGGCCCCAACCATCGGCGCCGAGCTTGCACAGCAGGCAGTCAAGGCGGGCGACCTGATGCCGGTTATCGGCAAGGCCGGCGGCGACAAGGAAGTGATCGCGGCCATGTTGGCCATGCTCGAGGCGCGGCTGGGCGAGCTGCCCGACAAGCTGGGCCGCCAGGTATCGGCCGGCATTGCCTCAGAATTTCGACGCGCGCCGCTGGTTGTGCAGCAGCGGCCAAACCCCAACACGCCACCGGCCGCCGCGGGGAACTGATGGCGCTTACCGACAAATACAGCGCGGCCAGCTACATTCCCGATGGTCGCAGCGACCTGCAGATCGAGCTCTATCTATCCGTCGAAGGCTGGGACGACGAGAACCCGACGGGCGTCGTGCGTCACCAGGTACTGCGCCGCGCTGGGGCGATTCATCAGCAGCCCGTGATCCCGCCGCGCGCTTTCGTGCTGCGCGGCGCCATCCTGGGGGACAACGTGCGGACGCGCTACGTCCAGTTTTCCGACGTCGTGCGGGCGTACCCCTTCGGTTTGCTGATTCATCCGCGCTTCTCGTCGATGTATGTGGCGCTGCTGAATCTGAAGGCGACCGAGAACCCCGGCGACGCGATCGACGTCGTCGAGTTCACGCTTACGTGCGAAGAAACGGGCCTGCGGGATCGGCCCCGGCCTACTCCGTCGGCCCTCGCTGCCCAGGCCAACACCCGCGCCGACGACCTAGTCAGCACCGCGCAGCGCGACTATCCCGACTGGCTCACCGCCGCGCAGACGGTACAGGCCCGCGCGCAGGTCTTCGGCGCCGTCATGGAGCAAGCATCGAGCGTCGCTAGCCTGCTCGACCTGCAGGCCAGCCTGGGCGGGGTCCGGACTGCGGTCGACGCGATGCAGACCGCCCCCCAGCCGCTGCGCAGTAAGTCGATCGTGGTCTTCGGCGTCGCCATTGACGCCTACAACCGAGCGCTTGCCGACAAGCCCGCCGTGATCGATCGGCCCCTTCCGGCGGCGATGCTGCTGCCCGTCTTCTGTGCCGACAAGTACGGCGCCGCCTACGCTCGCGCGATGGCCAAAGAGATCCGCGCGCTGAATCCGTCTCTGCCGCCGGTCATCCCGGCCGGCTATCGGCTGCTCTATCCCGACCCCGCCGCCGTGTTGCGCGGGGCGCTGGTGTAGCGATGGCAGCAACCACTCTTTGGCGGCTGGAAGTAGACGGCGAGACGATCGAAGAGATCCGCGACTTTGAATACAGCAGCGACATCATGGCGATCGGCGAGCAGTGCCGATGGAGCCTCGTAAACCCAGATGAGAAATACGTCGGCCGGCTGCTCGACGGCTCGATCGCCAAGGTCTACGCGGTCAATGCCGACGTGAATGGCGGGGCGCCGACGCTCAAGTTTAAGGGCCGCGTGATTCGCCGAGTCGCCGACTACAGCCCCCAGGGCTCACTGCTCGAGCTGCAGATCTGCGATCTCGGCTGGCACCTGGTCAACTGCGATGCGCCGCTCTGGTTCAAGCTCGACCGCGCGATCTTCCAAGACCTGATCGACCCGGCCAAGTACCTGGTGAGCAAGCGCGGGTCGAAGCACTATTTTATCGATCCTAGCTTCGGCTTTACCGGGTACAGCACCGACGGGCTAAAACGGCGCCAGGTGAAGCTAAGTAGCGCGCAGGCGCTGGCCGCGCAGCAGACCGCAGGGCCTGAGCCCGTTTTTCAAGTGCAGGTCGAGCCGGGGCAGAAGATCTACGGCACGATCTCCGAGTACGCGCAGAGGGAAAACCGGCTGATCAACGTATCCCCCACGGGCGAGATCCAAGCCTTTCTCCCAGACTATGCCCAGGCGCCGCTTTACACCTTCGACACGTCGCCCACTGCCCCCGCCGAGCAGGCCATTATGTCGGCGCGGGAAACGCACGACTGCACAACGAAATACACGCTCACCGAGGTTGTCGGGCAGCAGCTCCAATGGGAGAACGCCACCGACGCCACCGACCCAAACGCCACGAAAAAGCGGGGCACATCGTCAAACGGTGTGCTTCTGCCCTTCCTTAATCGTTGGACGGGCGCCGATGCGGACAAGCGCGACACCGGGGCAGCTCGGCGGCAGGCGCAATGGGCCTACAAGCGCGGGCTATACGACAGCTTCAGCCTCGAGATCGAAGTACCGAATCATCACCAGGGCGGGATCTGGTACGAGTCCGACACCATGGCCACCGTGCGGATCCCCGAGCTTGGGATCTCGGGTCTGCTATACGTCGCGGCCGTGCGCTACAAGATCAACCAAGAGGGCGGCGATACCGCCTCGCTCACGCTGCGCCTGCCTGGCCTGCTGACTGCCAAGGATGGCTCGATCGAGCGCTTCCGCCAGCCCCCCACCATTCGCTCTCTGCGGCCGATCCCCGGCCTGTTTTCGTGATCCATCATGCTGCCCTGGCACTCCATCGAAGAACGGATCAGGGGTCTCATCGCGCGCGCGCTGCGGGCCGACATCCTGGTGGGCACCACGGCCACCGGTTTTGGCGAAAAAGCCCAGGGCCATGTGCGCGACGACGACCAGCCCGACACGCCGGACTCTGTGCAGCGCGGCGGGCACTACCCGTTTTTCGGCCGCGCTCCGTCTGGCTCAGAAGTGGTCGTAGCGGCCCTGGGCGGGTCGAAGAACTCGCTGATCACCCTGGCGAGCCGCACGCCAAAGGTGGCCGTCTCCCTGCCGACCGAAGGCGACGCGCAGATCGAGACGATCCACGGACAAAAGATCCAGCTACTGAACGACCAAAAGCTGGCCATGTCCGCCCCCAGTGACGCCAGCATGACGGCCGGCGGCGAAGCCTACGTGACGGCGTCGGGCAACGTCCGGATCAGCGCGAGCAGCCCACAGAAAGTCATCGTCAACGGCGGCTCGATCCCGGTCGCGGGCCAGGGCCACGGCGTCAAGGCCGGCGAGCTGCGTAGCGAGACCGAGACCGACGGCACGATCGATACGATCAAGGTCTACTTTATCTCCTTCGACCCCGACGACCCCGACTATGGGGTCAACCAGAAGTTTCTCGAGTTCAATTTGCCGGCCGGATCAGCGACGTTTCCCGCCGCTGGCAACAGCAAAACGATCTCGCTGCGCGGCGTCATCCTCGAGGGGTTCGCTCGCCTGGTTGGCGGCTGACCCTACCTGGGCAAGTGCACACAGAAACCCAGGAGACTTGCCGCAATGGCCAAAGAAAAAGCCCCCGCCGCCGAAGTTCCCGCCGCCCCACAGACCCTGATCGCCGGGGAGCTGCTCGACACCCGCGACATCCTCATGGAGTACGCCGAAGCTCGCACCCTCGCCGCCGTCAATGATCTGGCGAAAGAGGGTTACCGAGTCTGCATGCTCGCCTATGGCGGCGGCTATCTGCTCGAGCGGCCCGCGCGTGAGCAGCAGCCCGCCGATCCCGCCGCTGCGTCTGACTCGCTCCCGCCCGTCTAGCCTCCCGGCCCTACCTGCCTAGGCGTGCCATCGCTCGCCTTTAAGCGTTCCAAAAACGGAAAGCTCACCTTCGACCGAGACCCAGACACGCGCGACTACAAGCGCGACGAGTTCCAGGTTTATGCCGTGCTGCGCACGATCGCCATGACGAAGGGCAGCTATTACTTTGGCGGCCCCTCTGACGGCACGGTGTTCGGCACCATCATCACCGACCGTCTGACCACAGGATCGCAGTTCGTCGCAGCCTGCCGCGATGGCCTGCAGCAAGTGCAGCAGCAGGGCCTGATCATCGCGGGCACTCCGACCGCGACGCGCCTGGGTCCTGGTCACTGGGAAGTCATCCCCCGATACCGCGCTGGCGGCCAAGAGCGGGCCGAGCGTCTGAGGGTTGCTTAATGCCGGATAGCTACAACCTGCCGTCAGAACAGGAAGTTCTGGCGATCTGCCTGGCCTTCTTTCAGGCGCAGCCATCGCTAAGCGACGCACCGCTGGGCGCTGGCACCTTTGAGGGCGACACCGCCCGCGCTGTCGCTGGCTGCATCAGCACCGTGATCGAGGCCCAGCGCGGCGCCTATCACGACGGCGTCCCCTCGGTCTACGCCGATGAGAACGGAGTCCAGAAAACCCGCATGTCGTCGGCGGGCGTCGAGCGCTGGGCGCAGGCGCTGGCGATTCCGAGCAACCGCGGGCCCGGGAAGTACGGCCGCAACGCAGCGCAAGCAGCGCGCGGCGGCAGTGCCATCGCCGCCGGTACGCCAGGAACCATCGTGGGGTCCGGCTCGCTGCTGACCGCACCCGGGGGCGTCACGCTCGAGCTGCGATCGGGCTTTACGCTGGGCGTGCTCGGCACAGCCGACGCCACGATCGACGCGCAATCGGTCGGCCTGTCGTCAAACCTCGCCGCCGGCACAAAACTGCGCTGGCAGTCGCCGCCGATTGGGCTCGACCCCGAGATCACTTTGACTGGCGCGCTGACCGACGGGTACGACATCGAAAGCGACCTATCGCTGGCGCTGCGCGTGCTCGACTACCTGCAGAACGCAGTCAGCGGCGGCACCGCGGCCGACCTGCGGCGCTGGCTGACCGAAGCGCAAGACGGCAACGGGCGCCTAGTGGGCAACGTCGAAGGCTACGTCTGGCCGCACCGCGACGGCACCGGCACGACAACGCTTATGGGCCTGCTCGGCGGCAGCGGCCGCGGTCGCGACCCTGGCGCAACGAAGCTCGCACAAACACAGGCCTGGATTGACGCGCTGAAAATCACCACCGACACCCATTACGTGGTGCGGCCGTGGCAGCCCCCGGATCAGGATCTTACGATCCATTGCTACATTCAGCCCTCACCCGACGGCGCCTTTGATTGGAATAGCGTTGTTGCGGGCCTTTCGACGGTTCTATCGGGCACCGCTGCAGCCTTCGATATCGTCTGCACTGGCGCCACGCCGCCGGCCGAGCTCGCAGCGGCCATCGCCAACGGCAGCAAACCCCGGGTACAGCTGCCCCTCCCGACCTGGTCGCCGATCCCGTTTCAGGCCCGCGTGCTCTCGGTCGCCAATAACACGCCGATGGCCGGCCAGCACACGCTAACCCTAGACACGGCACTCCCGGTCAACATGCCGGGGACTGGCGCCTGCTGCCCTGGCGGAGCCGCTGTGCTGCCTGTGGCCTTTGCCGTGCTGGATATGGTCGATCATGTCGGCCCCAGTCGCGCCTCGGGCTATGCCGCCGAAGAGTGGCACGACAGCGTCACGATCGCGCGGATTGCGCACGCTGCGATCCAGGCCAGGGATGACGCGGGCTATCCGGTATGCGTGACCCTGCCGAATACAGGCAACCCGCTCGGCGGCCCGCCGGTCGGTGTGCTGATGGCTGTCGGCGCTGGCGGCTTTACGACGGAAGATTTCGACCTGGCCGACAATGGCAGCGGCCCGCAGCTCCCTGTCTGCGCCTCGATTGTCGTCTTTAGGACCGAGGCGTAAGCCATGGCGACAGCCAAAGAGGGCGCGGATCATCTGCGGGGGCTGTATCCGCCAGGCGTCGAGCGGGTCTTGGATTGGGACGATGAGCCCGGCGAGTTTACCGACGCGCTAGGCGCCACGCTGGCGCAGGAAGCGTTTTCCCGCGGCGAACAGCTCCCGCTTGAGCTCACGCCGCTCACCTGTACCGACCTTTTGCCCTGGTGGGAACGCGCTCTCAAAATCCGCGATTCGAAGATCGCGCTTTCTGGCACCCGGCAGCAGCGGATCAATCAAGTATTGTCGCGCCTGCGGGAACGCGGGCCGATGACCGTGGCCAAGATCCAGCGCGTGATCGCCCCGCTGCTCGACTATGCCGACTCCTCACAGCTGCAGGTATTGCAGGCCGATCGCGTCGCGCTGCGCACCGCTCACACGCGCACAGTCGGCGGCGTTCGGAACTTCACGGGGTCATCGGCGAGCTACACGATCAACGTGCTCGACCGCGCCAAGGTCAGCAAAGGCGGCGCCCAGGTAGACCTGACGCTGTCGGCGCTTGCTGACATCTCTAAGCTTGTCGCTACGCTCATCGCGCCAGACGGCCGCACCCGCACGGTCACAAAGATCGGCCGCGGCGCTGGCCCTGGTGTCTGGCGCCTCTTTTACCCCACGCACTTTGGCGCGCAGGTAGCCGGGGTGTGGACGCTGCAGCTCTCGACATCGGACGGAAGCGCCGGCACAGCCACGGGCGCCGCGCTATTCGTTGAAGGCATCGGCCGAGAGTCCGGCCTAGACGGTCTGGGCGCCGCGATCTTCTACTGGGCAGCCGTCGCGGATCCGGCCCTCATGGGCCCGAATGCCGACCTTGACGCCGCAAAGGCCGCTGTCCGCCGAATCAACCACGCTACGCGCAACGGCTCGATCGTTCGCGCCAGCACTGTCGCCGGGGAAGTCTGCGTTGTGCCTGATGAGCCGGCGGCTATCCCTGATGAGTGCATCCCCTGCTAGGGGCCAGGAGCTTTTTACATGGGTTTTCTTGCCCGACTTACGACCTACGCCGCGGGAGTCGTCCCGCGAATTAAAGCTGCCGACCTCAATGGCATCCAGGACGCGATCGTCGAGCTCATCCTGGGCAGTATCACCGTAAAGCAGCTCCACGTTGACGGCACGGGCAACGCGGCGTCCTCGGTCAGTGCTGGCGATATCAAGGCGTCCGGCGCTGTGCGGCCCCAGCGAAGCGGATTCGGCACGACCCTGCCCACTGGGACGCTGGCCATCGACGAGCACACGAAGGGATACACCCGCACCGCGACGTTTACGATCGCAGCTCCCGGCGACCCGCCGACGTTCGGCGGCGGCGATGCGGTCTATGCGATGGAGTATCTCAGCACGGGCCTTTACCGGATCACCTGGGATCTGGTGTTGACTCAGCTCGCCAATAACATCGCCTGCCACGCCAACTATCACGGCAGCGGCTACGTCGCGAACGTGATCCTGACCGATAGCAGCGGCACCGGTGGCCGATTCCGCACGCAGATCGGAATCCTCAATGCGGCCCACAACCTCGAGGACGCAGTCGGCCGGATCTCGGTCATCGTCGAGCCGCGATAGGCCCTACCTCCGAGGGTATGGCCCAAGTCCCCGCGTTCAATTTCTCGACCCTCCCAGCGGACACGGACACCCCAAAGGACGTGATCGCGCTGCGGTCTGGCACCTTCCCCAAGATTACCACTCGCATTGATGGCCGATTCAATGGCCTGCGAATCGAGGGGCAGGCCCCATCGTTAGACGGCTCCTTTTCCGGGGCGGTCTACGTCTACCGCTATCACGATCACAGCCAGTCGCACGACCCTGACGAGGTCGGCGCGGCCGATCGCAAGGGCTGGTGGCCATGGCTTGAGGCGCAGCCGATGCTGGCCAATACCGACTCATTTGGCGGCAAGTTCTCCGCCCTCCTGCCGGTCGAAGACTCCGGCCCGGTCGACATCATTCTGGTGTTCGACGACGACCTGACCTTGGCTGGCACGGAAGCCCAGTACGTCGAAGGGGTGCGGCGCTAGCGCTGCGCAAAAGGAAATAGACCATGCGATTCTTCAGGCTCTCAAGTGTCTTGTTCTGCGCGCTGCTCGCCTCGCCAGCGGCGGCGCAGATCCAAAAGGTACAGGGCGTGGCCGGCGGCTACCCCGTCCCCGTCTCAGTGTCTGGCGGCAGTTTTCCCGTCCCGACCGGCGGCGCCACGTCCAACAGGCAGGACCAACAGATCACGCTGGCGACTGCCGGCAACGTCTGGCTGTCGTCGATCGACTCAACGATACTGCTGCTCAACGCCAAATTCGGCGCGCTGGGCCAGAAGACAGCGGCAGGAAGTGCGCCCGTTGTTCTGGCCAGCGATCAGACTTTGCCACTGCCCACCGGTGCCGCGACCGAGACGACGCTAGGCACTCGGGCATCGTCTGCCAACCAAACCAACGGCAGCCAGAAGACCCAGGTGGTTGACGCTGGGGGCAATGTTCAGCCCGCTGGCGATAGCACCGCGCGGCCCATCTATGTGCTTGGCACTGGCGCTGCAGCGAATGGCGCGGCAGCGTCAGGAAATCCCGTTCTGGTCGGAGGCAGCGACGGAACGAACGCGCGAACCTTGGTTATGTCTAATGCCGACTCGACCAGCGGTTATGGCCAAGTCGTGCGCCCGATCAATGTGCCTGGCTCGTCTGCCTCGCTGTCTGCTGTTTCCCTGACGACCACCGGAACATCGGTGTTCTCAACGACCGCAGCCGTCAAGAGCCGCAAGATCTACAACCGGGCCAACAACCCAATCGTGTACTGCGTCTACTACAGCGGCACGAACGTGACCAGTGAGGCCACGGCGTCCTTCGCCATCGTGCCAGGCCAGACCTGGGAGATGCCGACGTTCTCTGGCGTCGTCGAGTTCACTGGGCAGATCAACTGTGCGACGGCCAGCAGCACCGGCTCCGTCCAAGCAACACAGGTTCTGTGAGGAGAGGGCAGCCCATGAAAAAGCTACGTGCACTTCTTGTCGTTGCTTTGCTTGTCTGCCTGCCGGGGTGGTTCTCCCCGGTACAGCAGGTATCCAACGAGGCTGCGCTAGGAACGACGCAGCTTGATATATCAAGCACCTCTTACACGAACACCGGGTTTGCAATCACGCTGCCCAGTGCGGGCACCTACCTTGTCTGGGCGGACATGCGGCAGGGAGTGCAGGTCTCTGCCTCGCCAAACGGAGCGATCTCGACGGAGTTCTACAACACCACAGACGGCGCAGCGATTGCCAACTCGGAGCGACTCGGCCTTGTGGCTACCCAAAACAACATCGCCAGCACCGGGACTGTGCACGTCGAGGCGCTTATTACCGTCGCTGCAAGCAAGACGATCGAGCTATATGCTCGGCGGTTCGCTGGGCCCACGTACACGTTTTGCTATCTCTACAGCGACGCCGATGGCCGCAGCCGGATCGGCTACGTGAGGATCTCGTGATCCTTGCCCCTCTGCTCCTCGTCGCCCTCTCTGCCTGCGGTGGCGGTCCGACGTGGCATCAGGACATCGCGCCGATCGTCGAGCGGTCGTGCTCGGGCTGCCACACCTTCGACGCGACGACGGCACCACGGCAGGCGCGGCGCATGGCGGAGATGGTCATGTCCGGACGCATGCCGCCATGGCTGCCCAACGACTCCCTGCGCTTCAGCAACGACCCGCGTCTGCTCCCTGCCGAGCGGGCTCTTTTCGCAGCGTGGGCGGCTGACCCCGAGGTTGGCACCCCGCGTCGGCGGGCAACACCAGCAACCGGCGAGGTATTCGAGGGTGAGCCTTACGCGCCCGGGGATGCAGACGAAATCCGCTGCTTCCTCCTGCGACCGCGCCCGGGGTTCTTCGCGGGCTACCGATGGACAGGGCAGGGCGCGCACCACTTCCAGGCGGACGTCGTCACGGCGCTAGGCGCAGCCATCGCCGAAACCAAGGGCGGCGCTAGGGGATGGGACTGCCGCGATGCTCAGTACGACCTGCCCGTAAAGGCGGGGTTAATCAGCACAAATCCCACGGTCCCCTATCGCTACCCCGTAGGCTACAGCGTAGAACTTGCGCCCGGCGATGCGCTGGTCCTGTACGCGCACCTGACGCCGCAGCCCGACCGCAGCCCGCAACGGTTTGGCATCGCGCTCGAGTACGGCGCCCCTGGTAAGCCCGTTGTGCAGCACGCTTGGAACGCCCCATCCGAGGTCCCATGCCCGCCTGCGCTTGCTAGCCAGCCGCAGTGTCAACGCGAGTATGCGCGGGCTCGGGCGCTTCTGGGGGCAGGCCTGCCGACGCCAGAAGAACAGGTAGCGCGTTGCGGTAGGCAGACCTTCGAGACCCTTGGCGGCGGTGCATCGATGCGCGTGCGCTCGAGCTGCCGCTCTGCGCTCCCCCCTGGGCGCTGGCGATTGCTTGGGGTGCGGATCCATATGCATTCCGCAGGCCAGGCCGGGGCAATCGCTGGCGCCGATGGCCGGGCGCTGCTGCAGATCCCAGCCTGGGATCCGCGTTTCGAAGACACCTACGCGCCAGTCGAAGCCATCGAGCTCGGCCCCGACATCACGATCAGCTGCGCCTGGGTATCTGGGACGCGGTATCGTACTTTTGAACTCAGCCAGGCCGGCGAAATGTGCGTTGGCTCGGTCGTCCTTGGAGCTTTGTAAATGACCTTTGCCGATGCCCTGACGTCCCTCGTTTCCGGCGGCGTGATCGCCCTCTTCGGCGGCCTAGCGCGTGAGCTGATCAGCACGCACCGATACAAAATCGAGATGCAGGCGCAGCAGCAGCGCGACCAGCTGATCGCCCAGCACCCCGAGGCGGCCGAAGCCATCCGCAAGGAACCGCTCCCCAAGGCGCCCAGCCTGGGCCCGCTCGCCGTCATGCTGGCCTTGGCCGGCACGACCGGGGCAGCGGCGGGGCCCATGGTTCGGCCGGCGATGGATGGCCTGGCGGCGGCCGGGGAGTGTCGCAAGGATAAGGACTGCGGTACGGGCTGCAGCTGCAGCGGCGGCCAGTGCAAATGCGCCGCGCTCGAGCGCAAGCCCCCGTCAAAGCCTGAGCCGCGGTCATCCACCGCGACGGCGTCGCTGCGGTGGTACGCTGGCGATACGTACTGGAAACCGTGATCCCCGCACGCAGCGACGTAGCAAGCCCGGCTTGGGGATCATCGCTGCGTGTGGTATCACGACGGGGACATGGCCATCCCCGGATTTAATCGCACTCTAGAGGCCAGGGGTTCGACTCCCCTCAGCTCCACAAATCTCCGTCGGTGTTAGCGGCACCAGACAGGGATCGCGGAAGTGCAGGCAGGGCGGGGATCATGCTGGGGATCAGGCATCGTCAGGGTTGCGCTGTGCCAGGGATTCGCCCATCTGCAGCCGCAACGCGTCTACATAGCGAAGAGTCGCAGCGCGCGAGCAGTGCGGCAGGACGTCCACCGGGTCAAACTGCAGCGTGCGGCTCGGCGATAGGAAGTCCTCGAGGGCCCGCGCGTCGTCCTCGCTCATCGTAAGAGCGAGCGCTATGGTTGCGCGGCCCCCATAGAGGCTACAATCGTTGGGTATTCTTTTGACGCTCGCGGTCAGTTCAAGCGAGCCAATTTTGATCGGGATCATTGGGGTTCTCTCGGGTTCCAGCTGGGATTTTCGCCGAGCGGCACCCATTCGGCGCCCTCATAGGTCGCAGAGCCGGGGCTGTACATCCACTGCACAGCGGGATGCAACTTATCAAGGGCATCCAGGCGCTGGCAATGCAGCGACACCGTCGCGTGATGCAGAATCCCGCGCAGCATCCACAGCATGGCCCGCTCCCAATCGGCTGACCACATCACGCATTCATCGGGGCGATTGGCTGCGTCGAAAAGACGGGC